TACCACTAGTTGTTTGTGAACTACTAGATGTATAAGTAAACGTATTTTCTGTTGGCACTGTTTGTATAGTAAAAGTACCTGTAGCCGTTGTGCCACTAGCAACAGATGTAACGACTATTGATTGACCTTGACTTAATCCATGCAATGGTAAATCAACAGTAACTGTAGCATTGCCGTTTTGTTGGTATGTGCCTGTTTGAATTTGTGTGTATGTACCAGTTACAGGAGGTATAACAATAGCTTTACGCAAATCAAATATTGGCTCATCATCAACATAACAAACGTTACTCATTACAATATAGCGTTTATTGGCAAATCTTTCTCTAAATGGCGTTTTATTCCCAACTTCATCGAAAGCGGTATCCATTTTTTTACCAATACCGTTACCGTGAACAGTTGTAACGCTTGTAATTTCTGCTAAGTTACCAGCAATGTTAAGATATTTAACGCCGTCTGAATCGGTCAATATCTCAATTTTACTGTTAGGATTCGTATCTGTGTTTTTTAATGGCGTAGCAAAGCCTGCTTTATTAGTTACTAAATTACATAATGGATTAGTAAAAATAGTATGGGTACCAGTGCCGCCATTTGCCAACATGATTTTTTTAGCACCTGCATACAAAAATACACAAGGCAATAACTTTTTAAATGGTACATATCTATGTAATCCATCTACATAAGTACCGCTAGCCTCTGGATATAATTCAAGCTGTGTATTAGTGGCATTATTAATTGCATAATACCGAGTGTTAGGCTGTAATGTGCCACCACCAACAATACTAGGCATTGTTCCTGTAGAACTAAAATAAACAGGTACGCCAACTCTGGAAACGCCTGCAGTTTCAATATCTGGTACGGCGTAAGTAAACCCTAGGTTTAGGTTAATGTTCCCTGTGCCTGTATCCACATTAGCACTGGTAAACGTTTGATTAACTTGAGTTGTTACCGTATCGGATGCGTCTACATCGTGGTATGTAATTAACCCTGTTAAACCTGTTATAGTAGTAACAGTTAAATCCGCGAACGCATCCAAACTTAATAAACCAGAACCACCTAGCCCACGGTTAATAGCAACTTGCCCAAATGCTTCGAGCATAATATGGGTGTTTTGCGTTAAGCCTATTAACACACCCACCATTGCATGGGCGGTAATGATAAAATTAGCTTGCCCTGCTATTGCTTGAGATAATAACACACTAGCGTACGCATCTAACAACAAGTTTTGAGCTACACTAATACGGTAATCAATCGATAGCATCGCCTGTGCGTCAAACATCAACGCACTTTCAGCCTTTAACCTGTAAATAACAGGGGAACTGTAAATAAACTGTGAATCGTCTATTACCTCAACTACAATAAACTCACGCCATGTTAATAGCTCGTTATTGGCATATTTTGCAGTTGCTACAAACCGAACCACATCATCAAATAAAACAGTAGAAGATAAAAGGTTAAAAGTTGCCAACCCTGTTACGTCGTCATAATCAATAGCACCAATACCAAACCCAGCCGTATTATGTAAAAATACAGGCGGTTCAATAGGATAGCCACCGTTGTTTAAAGGAAATTGAACTTGTACTTTTCGTACTTCATTTTTCCCCTTAATAATCTCAAAAACGTCCGAGGATTGGCAACTCATTTTATCTAACCTTTCACACCAAACGTTAAAGCGGATACAGGGAAAGACAAACCACTGTTTGCATCAACGGTATAGCTTTTGGTTTTGCCATAACGAATATCTGCGTTAGTAATAGTTGCAGAACCAACTACCGCAAACGTAAACGTATTGGTTGTTACGGATGCTACTGCGTAGGTCTTATCTGCATTGCCTGTATTAAAGAACCGCACATAAACACTATCAGAGGTCGTTAATCCGTGGGCAGGGCTATTAACAGTAACTGTTGTACCGCTTTGGCTATAAGTAATCCCATCTACAGGTGTATCAGTGAATGGGAAAGCCATTGCACAAGTACCACCAGTTAATGCAGAAAATAACCCCCAACCTACAACCGTACCCCAGTTAGCACTAGCCGTTGGGAAGTTTAACGCACCGTTATTAGCTAACTGTGTGAACCCTCTACCAGTTACTGTAGTGTTGCCACTAGCTGTTGGGAAACCTGCATCGGATGCTAACCGTGCGTAAGAACCACCTGTTACTTCCGTACCGTTTGAATTTTCAGCGTTCGTTGGCAAGGTAGTAAATAAGCCTAAATGATAACCAGCATTAACCAGCATATCTAAAATGGTTACATATAAATTTGCAGAAACTGCCATTATGTAATCTCTCCCTCTGTAAATGATAAAGTAATTAAATTAACAGGTAGTTCAAGTGCTATTACCTCCTGTTCTAGTGGTAATGCAATCGTCGTATCTGGTAATTCAAGTGTGATAACGTCTGTTGCCATAGTAATACCTTTAACTGTTTTTAGTATACATTATTTAAAATATATTTTATTTTTACCTACAACCAGAAGTTAGTAAAACTACATCTAAATTCTCTAACGCCAATATGTGCAGAAGTTACGTTATTTGCAAATCGCATACGCCGAGATGTTACAGGAAATAACGGTGTTTGCGATGTATCTGAACTGTTTGTCGCCCAAGGGAAACTTTCAGTTGTATAAGCACCCGAGCCGTTAAAGGTTTCAACCCCTATAATCATGTTTGAACTACTTGCTCCTTTAATGTGTAAACCTACCGCTTCCACTTCAGGAGGGACTAACCACATTGGTTGACCACTTAGAGTAACATTCATACAAGCAAGATTTTCAATATAGAAAGAAGAACTATAACCTTTGTTATACGAAACTAACGTAGGGGCATTTGTGCCATTATTTGACCCAGCCCCAAGGTTGATGTTATTCGGGAAACGGCTAATGTAGGTAATAATTGGATTATTCCCACCATCACGCCCCCAATTACTAACCAAATGCTCAATAAATGCACCTTCTCTGCCACTGCCCGTAATATCTGTTATGCTTCCAGAACCATTTGTATAAGTAGCATTTGGCGGATACGTTGCACACGACCACGGTAACAATCTACGCCATGTGTAACCTGTAGGCATCGTTGGAGCGGTGTTGCTTGCACTAAACAAACCAGCCAAAGTGCCGTCGTTTTTTCCAATCAGCCATAAATAATACATCTGACCACTTACTCGTGTTGCATCAATACTACCAGCTACGCCTACTGTGCCATTATTAGCAATGGTTAGGTTGCTACCATAAAACTGTTGATAAGCACTTGTTGTAGGGTTAAATAACGTTGCTTGTATTGTTCCGTTTATCTTAACTTCAAACAAATTGCTAGCTGTTTGTACAGGCTTAGGAATTGACTCATACCCAAACGGTTTACCGCCCTGTAATGCTAAAAACCCATCATTAACAGTAACAGAATCATCAAAGGTTTTGTTGCCTGTAAACGTATAAGTACCTGTAAAGGGTGCTGTGGTACTTTCTAAAACAATTCTATCTGTCCATAACGTACCATTATTTAACGTTGTTCTTGCTCTTAACTTTTGGTTGGTATAAGAATAAATTAGTTGGTCAAACGTACTAGCATCTCTTTTTACCATTAACACAAACCCATTACCGTTTAATGAGTTATTGCTAGTAGACGTTGTAATTCTATAAATACCTGTATTACCTGTGCTGTTTAAATTATCACTTGGTAACAAAGGGGCTGTTGTGCCAATGCCTGTACCCGATAATATCTCGTTTACAAACGTGGTTAATGAACGGTCTAATGGAAACAAGTCAATCCATGCTGTGTTAGCACCATTGCGTAACTTTAATAGGCTTGTATTAGTATCTGCCCATACCTGTAATGCTACAGGTGATGCAGGAGCGGTGTTGCCACTACTCATAGTTGCTAAGGCTTGTACAATAGCGTTAATATCAATGGTATAATCTATACCACTCTGACTTGCACTTAAGTTTAAATCTGCTTGAGCCATAATAAGCCCTCCTTTAAAATTATTATAACTGCTTGCCGTAACCCCTTGCTATCCAGTTAATTGTTCTAGCAACCGACACATTACTTGCATCAAATACTTGAACGTCAAAACTGCTAGACGTTTGGTTTTGTATCTTAATATATTCCCCAGCTTGTAAGTTTGAGCCTGTTACGTTGACCGCAGGCGTTGCTTTAAACGGTGTTCCATAAGTGATAGTATTCCACCCTGTAGTCAAACTAACACTTTGTTTAGACTCAAACCTATCTGGCATATCACACGTTACACTTAATTTAGTAACCCGTGGTATTTTACTTTGCAAGAAAGAACGCAATACTAATCTAAACTTAAACGCCCTTGCCCGATACTCTCCCACAATAAATGTTTTCCACGGTGAATAAGATACCGCATCTTCACTAGTAGAGAATTGCAATTCTAGCATCCCTTCGGTGTATTCAATAAAACCTACAGATGCAATAGAATCTACTGTATCAATGCTTGTAACATTGCCCATTATATCTGATTCTGCCGTTGCTAATGTTGTTTCGGCACTAACATCTGGTATAAAGGCAACCCAGCTATCAATATCACCCATGATGTATTCAAGTACACTGGTTAAACGGCTTACATAAATATCGCCTAAATCTATTGCATTATCAAATTCATAAAACGCCGTATCTTCTACTAATGGGTTACTCATGTATAAAATATCACCAGTTGCCGTAACACCTGTTTTAACACCATCGAATGTAGGGCTTTCTGTGATGATTTCAACAATGTTAATATTTACGTCGGGGGCTTCAAACGTGATTCTAGTTGCAGGAATATTGCTATACGCACCGTAAAAATCAATCGCTTTTATGAAAAATGTACCATCTAAATATGGAATGGTTATTTCATTTAATGTAGGGTCAACCGTTGTGTATAATTGAGTTAATGCCCACTGTGTATTAGTTTTAGATTGACTAAACCGTATTTCATACCCAGCTAAATCGGTATCTTCTACTTTATCCCATGTAAAGGTTAATTCTGTACCTTTTAAAATGTAGTTAAAATTCTGCACGTTTGCAGGAGCAACGTTATTAGCGGAAAAATCTAATGTTGCAAAAACGCTACCACCCGATACAAAATTACCTAAAATAACCTGTTCTGCATCTACTTGTATTTTTAAAACATCCTCGGGGATATTCTCAATGGTAAAGCTAGATGTGCTAGTACGCCCAGCTAATGTATACGCAATCGAACTAGCCGTTTTGTAATAAACACTATACTGCCTAACTCGACTATCGGGGCTTGGTGTCCATGAGACAAGCAAGTTTTTAATCAAGATATTGTTTACCTTGGTAAAGAACCCATTACCTGTGATATTGCTATGTAAAATAATATCTTGCCCTTGCAACGTCGTTAATGTTTTTTGGCTAACAATACCCTTATCGATTCTATCGTACTTCCCAGCGTCATACTCAATACCTGTTATTTTGTATTGAAATTTTGCATCCCCTGTTAATTCTGTTTTGCTTGTAACGTAAAATTCCCTAGGAGCAATGTTACTAGCAATAATGCCCCATACGTTATTAACCACTGGCTGATTAACCGTAATTTTAGATGGTAACTTAACCCATTCTTGCAAACCATAGGCTAATACCCCGTCTGCATCACATGGCGTACAGTCATAGGTTGTAATAGTATTGTCTGGTAGATTAATACTAATTTTGTATGTTTCCGTGTTTAAAAAAGTAATTGGAAAATCTAACCGTATTGCACTAAACCCTGTAGCATTAAAGTTTTGTACAAACGCTTTTATTCTGCCACTCATACGGATTTTAGCGTATGCAGGGTCATAGATACCGATAACATCGCCTATGACTAAATCTGAACCATCTAAGCCCACTGTAAATTCAACTTGGGTGTACTGATTCTTCAATGAGTCTAACAACCACTTACCAAAGCGTCTGGCTTGCCCTTCACTGGTAATACCGACACCATCGATAGAACTAACATTGTACCCAAAGATGTTAATTAAATAAGGGTCTTCCACCGTAACAACATCTTGTTTATATAGGTTTTTAGGGTCATTATACGTTACACTAACCACGCTATATGCTTCATCTGAACCAGCGGTGGAATAATCAAATATACTCCCTACAACGTTAGCCTGTGAAAAAATAGCCGTCATTGTTTTAGGCTTGTCTATGGCTAAACGAATAATGCCATTACTGCTGTATACTGAACCATGAAACACATTTGCTACCTTACCAAGCGTAGAGTAAAAGCTATCAGTGTTAGCAAACCAATAGTTAAACGTATACCGTGGCTCTAATGCCTTTGTACCAGCTACAGGCACTAGCTCATCGCAATACTTAGCAATATCGTAAAAATCGAACTTATCCACTTGGCTTTCATCGATGAATTGCCCACCGCCGTACCGTGCGTTAGTTAATAAATCATACAATACCCATGCAGGGTTATTTGTCCACGCTCTTGTAAACGCCCCATCCCAGTAACCTAAACTTTCATCATACGTCCGTTTAATTGGGTCGTAGTTACTTGGTATTTTAACTTCTAACAAATCTAACAAATACCCACGTTTCGGGATATTATTCCCAAACAAAGAAGCATCTACTTTTAACCCAGCTACTACTGTGTTTGAATAGTTTATTTTAGTCTCAATGCCTTCAACATAGCTTGTCCAATACGTTTCGTCTTGTTTTGTGCCATTAAACGCATCGTTATTAGCTAGTTTTGTAACTCTAATATCCCAAGGGCTACCACCGTTGTTTTTAGGCAATGGCACAAGGTATTCACGTTCAAAAGATGATGCTGTACGTCCATCAATTACTAACGATGAGTCTACCAGCTCATACACTGCTGATACAACCCATCCTACAGGCGGTATAATCTTATATTGACCTTGTGCTAAGCCTATTATTTCATCGTCAATACCATAATACAAAGCATATTGGTTTTGCGTTGATACGCCGTTGTTTTCCATTTTTAGGTTGCTTGGTATTAGCTGTGGTGTAGCATTATTAAAGCTATACTTGGTTGGTTGCACATCATAAACAATCGGCGTTACTGTGCCACTTGGTAATAACTGATACGTTACTGTAGCAGACTCAACATTATCTAACATAAAAATATCACTAGGGTTTGATACTTTTTTAGTTAAAATAACCCTAAAACCAGTACTTGTAGCAGTGGTAACATACCCACCGCTTGATTGTGCTAATCCACGCCATTGTTTAGCAATCGTTTTATACCCTGTCCCATTTTCGTTTACTTCAATGTTTAGCCTTACCCAGTTGTTTAGCACATTGCCGTTATTATCCTGTGCCTGTAACCCAGATAAGCCTATTTTAATTCTAAGATAATCCGCCTCGGGGTTTGTAACCGTTCTAACCACTGGCTCTCTATCGTTTAATAAAACACCCACCTCTTGAATGGTCTCTACCCCTTGGAAGCCTTGCATTAGCTCTTGGTCGGGTGTGCCTAAGCGGTAATCTACTTCAATCCCTTTGAAATTGAACGTGCCATTATTAGCCTGTAATGGTGTTTCATCAAAATAAACACTATTCAAGCCATTAACTAACCCTTTTATTTTGCCTTCACAAATTGCCTCGGTTATCCTAGCCACGTTATTAGAAACAAGGCTAATAGGAGCGGTTGTAGGCGTGCTTTGTTTTTTTTGTCCACCAAAACCCATTACTATACATCCTCGGCTCTAATTGATTGACTAATAACGTTTGAACCGCACATAAACCGCCCATAACCTACAGGTAATGGTATGCCCTTAGCTACACGGTTTGTAGCATTAGAAAATAATGTACTTTGCCTATCTTCTGGCTTATCTGACTCATTCTGTTTATTTTTCAATGCTTGTAAATCTGCAAACCCAGAGACTGCTAAGCGAACACCACCCATAATAAATTGAAATCCTAAAGCAGCACCTGCCCCAGTGGCAATTAAGACAACCCCAACAATCACCATTTGTATACCAGTAATTATTTTAATCCATGCCCCGAATTTACCACCAGCCCCTATACCTTCAAGGGGTACAATATGTACCTCTGTTGCATCGCTTGGTATTAGTTGTTTAAAATCGCTGTCATTACTAATTAAATCGTGTTTTAATTCATTGGCGTAGGTTACATGGTAACATCCTGTTTTAAGAATGCTTTTCATAGCAGGAAACGCTCTTAATAAGTAAGATATGACTTGATGAAATGAATCTACTTCAAGTGTTATACTCTGCTTAAATTGCTTTAGCTTACCATGTAAAACAACCGTTATTCTCATTATATTATTACCTCAAGCACCATATGAATAAACGGAATATATCGGCTGACGGTTTCTACTTTACTAACGCCGTTGCTAGGATGGTGTAGCATCTGACCATTGCCAATATAGATACCCGAATGCTCACCTTGTTTCCCTATCTTAAATACTAGCACATCTCCAATAGCCAAGGCGTTTAACCGCTCAAACTGCTTTATTCTAGCAATGCCGTTATGCCCTAAGGTGTAGTACAGTCTTTCTTTATCGTAAAAATCCCTTGGTACACTTGGTATTACAAACCCTTTATTTAACAAATACCAATCCTTGATAATAGCAAAACAATCGCCCTTGCCATCGCTACCATAATCGCCCCAACGGTATAACCTACTTTCTAAGCTATCCACTGTAGGAGCAATACTATCATGCCAAAAAACAGGTAAAATCTCATCTTCATAACAACAATAATTCATTACCCCTTGTGGTTTATCACTTCCATTAAATACCTGCATATCAAACAAACTAGGTATAACAGGCTCATAAGACCGTACAGGATGCGTGTGTAAGTATGCTTCTGCCCCTTCAATGATGCCAGCATCTACAAAGTATTCATTACCCACGCCTACCAAGCAAAACACATCATCAAGCAAAGCGAACATATGCTCATTGCCTAAATCTTCTACAGGTCTTGCCATAAGTTGTTGATGTATTTGTTGTTTATGTGTATCGGTAAACTGAAACATATTAACCTTCTATAAAGCTAGGGAATCCCTGAAACGGTAAATCAGTAGCATATCTTGCAGAACATCCGCCCAACGTTTTACTGCAACTGTCATCTTTCATAGCACACGATTGATTAAACTCATCAAAGTAATTAGCCCCTGTGTACGGACAAGCATTTTTATCTGGGTAGATAAACGTAGTAGTCGTTTCATCAAAGCGTCGGTATTGATGGTTACAATAAGATACCATTGTCCGCCGTGGGAACGGTTGTTTACTAGCTAATTCTACCTTGGTAATCAACTCAAACTGAATGTACTGTTTATTTTGTGCAGTCATTTTGTTAATGTAAAAAACATCATAATTGATAAACTCTGTTGTGATAGCAGGGTTTAAATCGTCTAGTTCTTCACGCCGTACACGCATTCGCAATACAGGGCAGTTTTGCAACCCTCTATACTCGTTTATACTAGCCATCATAATAGGCTCTATAGCACTAATTGATAGTTTAGGTCTTGGTGCTTTATCCGATGATATTTCAAAGCCTGTAGCCTCGATAGGGAACGGGTAATAGGTGTTTCCATTAAACACTATTGCTTGTCTATCTGGCGTAGATGTATTAGCAACCCGAATAATCCCACCACCGTAGATAGTGGTATCCAACTCAAACAACGTTATAACAATACCAAAACTTGATTCTTGAAGATTGGTTGAAATACTAGGCAATGTCGGCAACCTCTTCTAGTTGAAACGTAGCGTTATATAAATTGGCTTGTGAACCGCTAAACGTAATACCTTTTTTGCACGTCCATAACCGAGGGGTACTTTCATTGACTAGGGTGTAATAAAAAGCATCCCATCCGCCCCGTGCAAAAAAGAAGGCTTGTAGCGTGTTTTTTTCTGCCACGGTGATGTTGTCTAATGTAATACTAACCACAATTAATATGTTATTAAACCCATCTTGCACCCGTTGCTCGTACCCATCGCTAAACTGTGCGATTAAAACCTTTGGCTCTTGTGCTTCACTGTACCCACTCTGGCTAGGGTTTTTAGGTAATGTCAATGTTACTGGCATTAAGCATAACTCCCTGTTCTATTAAACATCCCACCTTGGCGTTTTTCGGTATTTAATATCTCGTAAACTTTCATTTTCACCATATCGCTAATGGCTTGAGCGGATTGTTTTAATTGGTCGGATGATGACCCACCATCACCATTCATTGTTATATTAACATTGCTTACAACACTTGAGCCACCACCTATAGCATGGTTAGGTATCATTGTACCGCTTGTAGCAGGCTTAAATATCTCTGCCCCACGCTCACCTACCACATAGGCTTTATTAGCCTGCATATCGCCACCAGTGGCTTTAAATCCACCAAAGAAACCACCTATCTTGGAAGCAAAACTAGCTAAACCAGATAATGAACCACCAGCGGAACTTGCACCTAACCCACCTGTACCTGCTTTAATAGCTGTTAGCCCAGAACCGATTGTACCAAACAAACCACTACCAAAGCTACCAGTAGGCGTTATACCATTAGCAACAGATGGTGCTATTTTGCCTAGCAAACCAGATAACCCACCTAAGAAGCTCGTTTGACCGTTGAATTTATCAAAGAACGCTTGTAGCCCACTACTTACTAATGCTCTTAACGCATTAACCGCTAACTGACGCATCAATCCTACAAATATCTCTTTAAACGACGATGTGCCATTAACCATATGCTCAATGGTGTTATCAAATGCGGTTTTAATAGCATTACCCATTTCTTCATATTGGTTTTTTAGCCGTTGCGTAGTACCCTCTACTTTTTTGGCTACTTCTTCGGCTAAGATTTTTTGTTCTTCTAATTGTTTAATTCTTTTTTGTTCGTCTTGCGTTAAGCCTATACCGCCAGCCTCTAAACGCTTTTGTTCTTCTTCTCTAATAGCTTTCTTGATTCTCAATTCTTTTTCAGCAATTTTATAGCCATTTAACCCACCAGCATTTAAGGCATTTTGCAAAAATGTTAAATCACTAAAGGTATTTTTAAGGTTTTCAAATTCCGTTTCAATGCTTTTATTTCCTTGGTTAGCAATACCTTTTTCTTTCAAGGCTTGGTCTGCTTTTGCCTTTTCTGTTATTTTAGCAATCTGTTTTTTATCTAATGCACCAAACCCACCAGCTTTGCTTTTTTCTTGTTCTTCTCTAATAGCCTTATCTATGGCTAGTTGCTTTTCTTTTGCCCTATAAACAGCCAAAGAACCACTTGCTAAGGCTTGACTCAATGCAATTTCATCTGATAGCAAGCCTGTTGTTTTTTCAATTTCTATTTTATATTGACTGTAAAATTCTGATAAATGGTTTATTAACTTTATTTCAGTTTCTTTATTTACAATCAATTTTGCTGTAGTACTAATTGCTTTGTTTTTCTTGCCGATATAATCGCCCATTAACTGATTGTATCGTGCTACTTGTTCATTGTCTTGCTTTTGCTTAGCGTAAGCCTCAACGCTTATATTAGATTGTTGGTACAGTAAATTCGCCTGTGCTAAATCGCTATTCGTTCTAGCAAGTTCAGCTCTTAGGCTTTCAAGTTTGGATTTTTCTTTCTTGTTTTCTTTTTCAGCACCTGTAAAAGGTTTTTGTTTTGTACCTAAGCCCATGCCAAATAATGCATTTGCTTTTGCTTGATTTTGACCTGCATTTTTTAAAAATACATTTTCTGTTTTTTGAGCAGATACCCCAGCATCTTGCCACGCTTTATTGATTGAGTTAGGAACATTTTTTACCCTATTACTCAAGTCGGTTAAAGAATTAAAATAGCCTTCATAATCTTTGTTTTTGTTTGTAATTTGCAGATTTTGCAATGGAATAACGATATTAGATATAATTGAATTTTGTACATTATTATTAAAAGCCTTCATAAATTCTGCAAAACCAAGAAATTTAGCCATCAATATATCTAGGTCGCTAATCATGCCATTTGTTGCTTTATAAACACTCTCTCTTGTTGTTTGCATGCCATCTACAAAATTAGAAACAAAAAAACCAAGTCCTACTGTAGCAACAGTAATTAAAGCCGTTTGCAATGGAGACAATGCTGTAATAGAAGCACCTATTAACAAAATTCCTGTTTTTAAACTAGCCCACATCGTTGCTAGCATTGGAATTAAAGTGCCAATAGCTTTAACTATCCCCACGCCAAAAGAAACAGATAAAATAGTAGCAGTAGTAGCCGTAACAGCTAAAATCTTTTTAATGTTGTCTGTATTTTGCCCTAAAAAATCTATTGATTTTGCTAAGCCCTGTATAGCAATAGATAAACCTTGAGAAATACCTATTGAATTATCCAGTTGTGTAAAAGTTTTAGCAAACGTATTTTGAAGGGCATTAAAACTACGCTCCACACTAACAGGCAACCGATTAAACACATCCTCTGCTAATTGTGTTTTTGCAATAATGGCATTATACAAATCGATGGACTTAACAGCACCATCTTTAAACATTTTCTGCAATTCACCTTGGGATATTGCCGCACCCTTTGCACCATTTTTTATCTTACCGTAGTATTCAAGTAAAGCGTTTGCAATTAAAGGAGCTTGTTCACGAATTGAACGAAACTCATCCGCTTGTACAACACCACCCAACGACTGCCCTAATTGCGTAAGTGCCGCATTCATAGACGATACACTAGAAGAACCAATACTACCAAGTTTTACAGTTGTTTCAAAAAACTTGTTTGTTTCAGCATTGTTTTTACCCATCTTAGATAATTCAATAGCAAACCTAGAATAAATACTTGCCGATTGATTTATTTTTAATCCTGCTTTTTCAGATGTTTTTGTTATAGATTGTAGGCTTTTTTCGTACTCGTTCTGGTCTCTTGTTACTAGCTTAACGTTATTTTGTAATAAACGGTATTCGTCCGCTATGTTGATGAGACGTTTACCAGTATCAATGGTAATATAGATTGTAGCCAAATTAGCAAGTTTATTAGTGAATTGCTTAAATTCACTTTCTATTTTGTTTGGTTTTAGTTTTGGTTCAACAACTGGTTGAATTTTAGTATCTTTTGCTTTTTTAAATAGCTTCTCAATATCATTACCAGCTTTTTTGATTGATTTAGGTTCAATCTCAACATCAATTTTAGTAGCTTGTTGCTCACGCAATAATTGCCCTTTACTTTTTCTGTTGTATTGAGCGTAAGGGTCAGCAATAAGTTTTGGATTTAAAGACTCATTAAATTCTTTGAATGTTTGATAAGGTGTAACCTTAGCAGGGGTTTTAATTATTTGTTTAGTAGCTTGTTCAAGTTGCTTTTTACCAAGCTCTATAGATTCTTTTTGTAAAGCTACTTGTTTTCCTATTTCTTCATATTTACGTTGTTCAGCTTTATATAAAGCATCTTGAAGTGATTGTTCTTCTTTAATTATTTGCTTTGTTTGTGAGCTTTGTTTCTTTTGTGCTGTAGCAACCTTATTAACTGCTTCAACGGTTGCATTAGCGACTGTAGCTTGCTCTTTAATAGCTTTTGTAGGCTTGCCTTGGTTCTCATTAAGTACTTTAAAAAAATTAGCCAATGCTTTTTCAGCATTCACTCCAGCAGTTTTAACACTATTTAAAGCCGTTGTAACCGCATTTACACCAGTGGCTGAAACTTCAATACTGATTTTTGGGTTGTCTGCCATCATCATTTTGTTTCATTCTCCAGCTCAAGCATAGTACGGTCTATCTTCATTATAAGGCTTAATTCCAAATGGTTTAATTTACCGCCAAACATGGTATTATACGCTAATAGCTCACTCCATTTAATCGGAGCTACTCCCATACCATAATCACGCCCATGTATTGCTATTTCTTCGTGATACTCAAACAGGTAACTATAAAGGCAGGGGGGAGGGGTTAGCTCTTTCGGCATAACCCCAGACCGTTGCCAAATGGAATGTAACGCTTGCCCAATAGTGTGTGGTACTTCAGGGCTAGATTTTTGCCGTAACCCATGCAACCACTTACCGTATTGCGTTATTTCTTTTTCGTAGTTACTGTTGGCTGTTGCAAAAAATTAGACTGTTCACCAACAAAACCGACAAGTTGTGCTAATACAAAGTTAAACGTAGGGTCTTCTACCCATTGTTCTAATAATTCAAAATTAAACCGCTCTACAACAGTTTTACCTTCCCCATCGAGCGTATCAACTTCTACATATTCTACTACTTCTTTAATAGACTGAAAGTATACCTTGTCTGTATCCAAATCACCAGCAGACGTGCAGAACTCATCAAACGATAGTTTCTTATCCGCTAGTTGTTCTCTTTGGCTACCTAGGTATTCAGCATATGCACCAACTTGTTTCGTTTTTTTAGCTAAATTACCCCACTTAACGGAATCAGTCTTAGGAGCAATCGCAATACGGATACTATTTAAAACAGTACCGTCCTCAAGCGTTGGGGAGAATACAATAGGCTCATTCTTAAAATTTAATCCAACAATACGCATAAATAGTCCTCTTAGGCTTTGGTAATTTTTAATGTAGTGGCTTCGGTTGAATCATAAACAGATTTAAACGAACTGGTAACCATTATAGCACCTTGCCCACCGACTGGTAATTCACCTGTATTTAACTTTGTTTTTGGCATAGCAAACTGATAAGAAACAGTACCATTGGCTACAGTAATAACCAAATCGTCTTCAGTTTCATTTAAAAACGCATCAAGGGTTGTTCTGTTTTCAAAGTAAACCTCAAAACTACCCTCAACACTAATAAAGCCTTTTGAAATACTATCTAACGTATTTGCACCTAATACAAAATTAGAAGCCAAGTTGTTATTAACTGTGATAGTAGCCGTTGTTGCTTTCAAGTTGCTACCATTCCATGCCACTGTGGCTTCAAAACCAGTGTAAGGAGCATTCTTTGCAGATGCAGTTAAAGAAGCATCAAAAGAAGATGTAGAATACACCACATCCTTTGCAATAACACTGCCCGACCCTTTAATAATAGCATCTAAACCAATGTTTAAAGATACTTGGTTAAACACAAGCCCTTTATACAAAGCGTACTGACCAATATCGGTATAACGCCCTTCTAAATGATAGCTTTTTAATCCTGTGCCGTGTTTTAAAACACCAGAGGAAAAAGCGTTGTTCATTACACCTTGCAAAACCAAATCAAAATCAGTAGGGGCAAAATCAAACGCAATCTCCCCAGCAACGTTTTTATTGCCGTGGCGTTGAAACAATCTTTGCCCTGTAACACTAAACGCATCGCTTTCTAGCAACGTTTTAGTGGGGGAAATGTTGAATGTAGGGGTAACGTTTAATTCAACCAATGCAGGGGATACAGGAGCTACACCGTAAGTAACTTCCTCTTGAATCCCGACTGAAAAATTAGAACCTTGAGAAACAGGCATTTTTTAAACCTCCATGTATGCGGTAAATGGGATTGATATAGGGGTTAGATAAAAGCCTTCTGCTTCTAACCCTGTGTCAATGCTTCCAACTCTTAAAATTATATCATTATTACCAAACGACAACTTTTCACCTTTGGGAAAGCCGTCTAGTATCTCCTGTGCAAAATCTAAACTGCTGTTAATATGGGTGTTTAAGGCATTAAACAGATTAACAAAATAAACGCCGTATACTTCGTTTTTACCATCACGCCCTAAAGTAGCAGATTGAACAATACCTGTTTTCAATGTTGCTTTAATAAATGGCGTTGCAAGTGTAGTATTACCATACGACAAGTTAGGGTATTGAATAAACGTTGTTGGCTTGCTTGAGGCTAAAACGGTTTGTTCTAACCTTAAGTCAAATTGCCGTGTTAGTTCTTTGAAATTAACTGCCATTATTGAATCCCTTTGTTTTTTACAATAACTCTGGACTGTTTAAAGTATGCACCAGCTTGCCCAACAATAACTCGTATCCACCCTGTTTTACCATGCTTCCTAGAGTAACCATATTCGATTTTAGGCATATACTCACACGCCGTGGATAAATAAACCTTGTCTTTAAGTGTAATCTTGGCTAATTGCGTGCCTATCTGTGGGGCTTGTGCAACACTCTCCCCTTTTTCAACGGCTATAGGGGGGGAGGGATGACTACCTATTTCGTTGATGCTCTTCCACCATGACGCACGAGCAAACCCTGTATCCACTGGCGTTTCTTCAATGATTTTGTTAAACATCTCATCAACACCTAGGGCATAAATAGCGTTCGCTTGGTTGAATGTATCCGTAACCTTGGCTTGGAATTGAGCTTTAAAATCCATATAAACTCCAAAAGGGGGCATTACACCCCCTTTTATTTAAGGATAAACTAAACAGTAACAGTGGCTAAATACCCGAACTCTGGGTATACCATTTGGTATCCCATTACTGCTTCTGCGATAATAGAATCCACACCATAACCCGTTTTATTAGCGTCGTAAGATTTACGAATACTAATTGGGAATGGAATAGAAATGTTTAACCCATTGTTATAACCACTATCAATACGGCTACCAGTTAATGCAGGAGGCGTAGTAAACAAACCTAAGCCAAGTGTGTTGGCTACAGTATTACCAATAACTTGTGTGTCGCTTAAATGTGCTAATAAGAAGTATTGACCACTAGAAACAACGCTAGTATTAGATGCTGTTGCACCTGCTGCCCCTGTATTCCAAGTAGCATCAACAACAAGTACATTTTTTAACCCTAACGCAACTGCTAAACGTTGTTCATCAACTAAGCCGTTCATTCCTTCACCACGACCTACAGTACCACCAGCAAAGTTAGATTTAACTTCAAGGTTGTTAATAAGCCTGTCAAAAACTTCAGCGGTCATAATTGCAGTGTTTGCATCATAGCCACTTTCTTTTTTAACGGCACGTTTGTAGGTAATAATGTTAGTAACAGGTGTTGCAGTAGAAACGTTAGACCAATCAATAGCACTCCCTGTTTTATTGCCAGCAGGGTACAAAGAAGGATTTAAAAAAGTATCACCCATTTTTCGTAGAATTTTTTGGGCAACAATCGTGGCAGATGCACGAGCATAGCCTAATTCTACCTGTTCAGGCGAAGCATTGTTAAACATTAAACCACTTAATGCGTTTAACTCAACACCGCCAATATCCATTCTTTTTGTTAATGGATATAATTGATATGCAACAGGGGTTGTATCAGGCACTGAACCTAAAATATCCTCCCCGAAGGCTTGTTCTTTTAATTCAACACGCCGTCTTTCAGCAATGTTTTGTTTTAAAAAAGCACCTAATGGAGAAGAAACTTCAACAGTGGGGATAACCCCTAACACCTTCAAGCTATCTTGCTCAATTAAATAATCGGCAGATGCTTGAGTTAAAATAGGACTATAAGTAAGCGATGCGTTCATTAAAACTCTCCCTTATTAAACTGTGGAGTCTGCAATGCAGTCCAGTAAAATTGTAACTCTACCACCCGAAGCACCAGCCGTTAAAGCTCTGCCTAAGATGCGATGCCCAGTAGTGGCAACAATCGCTAAACCAGCGTTATTTGAACCGATTCTTTGCCCAGCTGTAATAGTACCACCAGCTTGAACTTCAATAACACCGTTAAGCTGAACTAAAGCCTGCCCACCAGTTGCCAATGTAGGATGCAACGCAACCCCAACAGCATCTGCACCAGCAGTACCCACTACTGCCACTGCACCACTAGATAGAACAAGGAATTTACCCACGTCTGCTTCCGCAATAGAAGTAGTAGCAGGAAATGAATAGGTATGCCCACTGCCTTTTAAAATAGGTGCCATAATTAAACGCCTCCTTGAGCTTTTAATGCTTTTTGTTTTTCAGCTTTTAACGCTTTTTCATAATCAACTTTTTTCTTTTTACCACCAGCTAACGGCATTTCATCTGCATCAGAATCAGCAGAACAAGCCATCTTACTTTTAGGTTTTGCACCCAAAGAAATAGCCACCTTGTCTACTTTATCCTGCATGGATTTTAAGGCACTAACAATCACGTCGTTACCTTTACCGTTAGCCAATAAAACAGGCAATAACTCTGCTTTTACTTCATCCGACAAAGTAATTTCAGAGAGTTGTGTTTCAATTTCTGCCTTGCGTTGGGATGTTTGGATAGCTTCAAGTTGTACTTTAAGCTCCCCTACTTCACGCTCTGCTTTTACCTTAGCTTCTGCTAATTCCTGTACAATGACCGCACTTTTAGCATCTAATGCACTTAATACCGTTTCAACAGTAACAGGCGTTGGCTCTGGTTCTTGCTTTACTTCTGCCTTTTTTTCTAATTCAGAAAGTTGCAAGGCAATCGCTTCTTTTTCTTTTGCTAGCGTTTCATTGCTAGCTTGCAAAGTGGACAACTTGGCTTCAAGCTCCTCGATGCGTTGTAATTGCTCTTTTGTTGCCGTCATAGTATCCTCCGATGACAGTTGAGTAACTAATGAAACCGTGCTTAATGGGTTTGCAGGAGCAACCACTAAGCTAAGTTCGTTGATAACTAAATTGGTTACAAGCCGTACGTCTTGTGGTTCGGCGTTCGGGTCTTCCAATGCACGCTCTAACTCTTGTTCGCTAGATACAATCTGCATTGTTCCGCCAAGGCTTAATCCGTTAATACATCCTGTTTGCACAACCTCCCATGCTGTTTCGTCTTCTACTTCAATTTCAACCATCCAACCTTCTGTACAGGTATCAATACCCATACTCCTAGCAATTTCAGCATTAAGCATAAAGGACTGTACAATTTTGCCACGCACAGGAGCGTCTAACGACTCATGCTGTAATTGCACACGCCCAGATTCTTCGGTAAATTGCTTAACCGCTTTTGCTAGAACATCAAAAGGGATATATCCGCCTTTGCTATCAATAACAGGAACGCCGTACTGCTTGGTAACATTTCCCCAGCCGTAAACGGTATTCTTTTTATTGTTTACTGATGCGTTTAATGTAATATCTGTTTGCATAGCAACCTCCCATGCTAAAAGTTTATCATTTTTAAAAATGGCGTGCTTTTTACTACATAAACGCCTCTGGTTGCAAACGGTAAATTAAACAACATCGGCAATTTACCGTGTTCTTTGCAGGAGCGGATGGGTCATGTGGATACATGATGTTTCCGTAGATACTTTGGAACGGCTCGTTAATCTGCCTACCATCTTTATTCATGCTTGGTAGGCTTAAATGGGCGTGCCTTGTTCTGCCGTCTGCTTTTGGCAACCAGAACTTTTTATAATCATTGCGTCCTATTCTACCTTCCGCTATGGCATTTTCGTACAAGTGCTGATTTGCCATATTTACCATGCGTAAAGATTCGGTTCTAGCGATTGTTTCCGCACGGTACTTAAGCATACGTTGCCTGTACCGCTCCACCATCTTTTCTATTTTGTCATCCGTTAAATCTACTTTATTTTTGATGCTGTTTAAAACGCTTGAGTCGTACCTTTTATCACGCAAGGCACGGTTTAACGCTTGACGGCTTCCATCTCTCAAATTCTTCTCATAATTAGCTAGTGCGGTTTGTTGTGGTGTCGTTAGTCCGATATTATTTACTATATTTGTAGCTGTAACTCGTGGGTTAATACCAGCAATACTTCCATCTTTTACCGCTTTACTGATACCTTCAATAATGGCTTGCGTTTCGTTGGTAATTAACTCATTTGTCCATGTATCGACAATCTTTACCAATTCGGGGTTTACTTGATTAAAATAAACGCCTGAAATATCTAGTTTCTTGGCTAATGCGTTGCCAGCCGTGGTGTAGGTATCAATGATGCTATTCTTTACCACCGTTAATTCACTCAATAGCTCGCCTTGCTGTAATGCTGTCATGGTTTCTAACGGCAAGCCTTGGGTGATAATCGCCTCAAGTTCTGCAACATTCACGGTACTTTTTATGTTTTTAACCGCCAACAAATAAGCCAAAATAATCGCTCGTTCATGCTTATTGGCTGTTTTTAATAGCTCGTCTTGTTGTTCACGGTCTTTTTTGCTAACCATGATTAAACCTCTAATGTTAATTGCTTACGGCTTGCTAAACTTTGTGCGTGTTTAATCCGTGCCTCTGCTATGGTTACATCCTAAAATTTTATATGTTCTGAAATAACACTTATTAGCTGTTTACAATAATCGACATGATTCCACCCCTCCAATTTACATACCAATTCGTCATGGTTTAAATCGCACTTCAATTTGTTAATCATTTGCTTTCTTGCAAGCAAATGTAGTTCTAATGCGTCAATAGGCGTTTTTTGTGTTTGGTTGGCTTGAACATATAAATTAACTGATAAAACCCCATTATTTTTTAAAACTTCTTTTATTGATACTGTGGTTTTTTTATTTAAAACTAAGTCTTCAAAAATAATTCCTTCGGCTTGGTTGTGCTTTTCTAAAATTAGAATAGTTGTTTCTATTGCGGTGTCTGTAAATTGTTTAGCTGGAATCCTAACAACACGCTTGATATAATTTTTCTCTATTAGCCATTTTCTAATTTCCCCCTCTTTATTACCTCTGTATAAAATACCAGGGAAACAAACTATTACTGCCGTACCTTCATCATGCAATAAATGAATGCAATGAGCTATAAAAGCGTAATCTGCTTTTGAAGCAGGAGGCAAACAAGGTAATACTAAAAACCTAGGGTCTTGCATGATAGGTGAAGGAGGTTGCCACCTAATGGAAAACGGATAATTTGCTACAATTGCCCTAAAACGTTTATCCATAAAGGCAGGAGCTTCTAAAGTATCCCCAGCTATGCCAGTAAAGTTTGAAAGCCGTTTTTCAGCATCTTTCAACTGTTGACAATCTAATTCTTGCCCATATTTATTTATTTCATCACCAAAAACTGAAAGTAACCCGCCATTGCCACAAGTTGGGTCGTACACTTCTATTGGTTGTTGGGGTAAATAACTTTTAACAAGTTCCGCCAAAGCTGTTTCTGTATAAAAAACACCCTTTTCTTTGAATTGTTGTTTTATTGCCTTTAAATTAAACTCCATTATTCAACTCTCTTTCAGTGTCGGTCAACTCTGGTAAGCCTGCGTAACTTCTCAAATACTCCTCTGTTTTAGGGTCATTCACCAAAATACCAGAATTGGATAAGGCATTGATATAATTAGCCATAGCATCTAGTGATAGGTCTACGTTATCGCTCGTCAACGTGGGTATCATATCAAATGGCATACCGTTCAATTCCCATATAGGCTTTACAATTTGATGGTAAAACTCGTTGCAGAAATCCTGCTTGATACCATCCATCCAAGACTTAAACGTGGAGCTTTTCTCACGGCTCAAAGCATAACTACCGCCGTGTGTTCCATTACTTCCCAATAGCAAGAAATCGGCATACAACGCTTGGGCGATTATTTCATTTTCACGCCTGATTAAAGCGGTCGTATCAAATGCCTTTTGACCGTTGATAGAGGCAATTTCAAAATCATTGGCTTTTGTTGATGTAAAAGTGCCGTCGGGGTCTGAATGGGGAGCAGATGGTAGAACAATACCACTCATTCTGTTAAAATCTGCTTGGCTTACAAACGCCTCTGCTGCTTGTTTACGCTTAACCACATCCTCTTTGCTTCCGCTTACGTTGTCATACCGTAGGATGTTGACACCTTCCATCGTTCGCCGTAACTGGATGGTTTCACGCCCCATAATCCTGTTTTTGTGGATGTAATTCTTAAAAACGGCTTTCAACATAGAATGCCCATACACGTTCTGTGAATTGTTGGGCTTGCCTTGTATATAAAAGCATCGGGAAAGCGGTATTTTTTCCGCATACATTTTGCTGTGGAAGCCTTGTAGCTTCCTATCTTCGTAGTAGGCATCTAGGCTAATTTGTGGGTGGAAAATTAAATCGTCTAATTCATATCCTGTTTCGCCAGCCCTTAACTGCAATTCGTAAACAGAAAAACCAACTAGATAGGTGGATACAAACGTTCCCATAATCTGGTTAAACGAGCCATTCTCCCAATCAAGGAACATCTTAGTAGCAATGTCGGCATATTCGCCCGTGGTGTCGTTTTCGTTTGGCTTAATTGTAAAAGTAACCTGCTGTAAAACATGGGTTACCAGCGTTTGAAAAGCACGGCTTACATGGCAATCTTCCAGCATATTGTAGAAGTTAATTACCCATTCTTTCGGTGTAAATTCTGGCAACAAATTAGCGTCGGCAGAAAACCAGTTGGTGCGATTGTACACCATTGAGTATTCGTTGCCAGTAAATTGTGGGCGTTCAATTTGTGTAGCTTCTTTTAAATCTTTTCGGGTCAACCGTTGTTTTTTCGACATTAGAAAAATGCTCCTGTAAAATCTAAATCCCCACTGGTGTAGGTTTGCCGTCTTGATAGCTTGTACTCGACAAATTGCGTCATTGCGTCTACCAAGTCATCGTGTTTAGCCATCGGGAAACTAAGTGCTTGGGTGATTAAAGTACTGATGACTGGCACGTCTTTACAGAATTGTAGCACGTTTTGTTCAAGGCGATAACTGCACGCCCTCGCACGGCTCTCTTTGCTTTCTTTTGGTGATATAGCAATGATGTTGTTAAGTGATTCACCGTTTTTCGTGAGGCTGTCTCGCAACACGTTAATAATTGCCGAACCGTTGGCTTTATCTTCAATCAGAAAATCAGTGGGGCTATGTTTAACAATCATTTCCTTCAGCATCTCAAGCGTTTTAATAAAATCAAGGCGTTTGTTGATACCGTCCACGCAGTACCATGTTCCCCGATGCTTTGCAAAAACCAAACAAGCTACAAAGTCGCTCGTTACCGTGTCCTTAAACGTGGCATCAAGGCTTATTGTTACTTCTGTAGCGTTTAGCATAATCTCCGCTGTGCTAATTTCCGCAAGCCTGAACATATCTTTTTTAAAAATCAAACCTTCCGCAGGGGCAGGGCGTTGTTGCAGTTGAGCGGAAGCGTCTTGAGTCGATAGCCCATCTTGTGCATCAAATCCGCTTTTTCGCTCCGCTATCCAATCGTGGGAAAACCGTTCCGCCCAGAGTAGCTCCCCATCTTTTTTCCGTGGGTCAACAAACCCGATGTTGGAAACGCAGGGCGTGGGATGGTCTGATTCATATTCAGCAGGGAAGCATAGTACATTGTACCGCTCCCTTAATTTTTGCGTGGCTAAAATCTTGCCCACAACATCGTCCTCATGCAGTCGTTGCATCACCAGAATAACCCCAGCCTGTTGTCCAGTTCCCCTAGTCATAAACGTACCTGTATACCACCGCCACGCTCTATCTCTTTCCGCTTTGCTGTAAACCTTTGTTGCCTGTATGGGGTCGTCGCAAATCAGCAAATCAGCATCTTTACCAGTACCACCGCTGGTAGTAATAGCCAACCGCTTACCCTTTCGGGTGTTGTCATATTCCGACTTTGCCCATTGGCTCGTTGACGGCTTCACGATATGCCCGAAAAGCTCTTGATACTTTTCGCTAGCAATTAACGCTCTGGTTTTCTCTGAAAAACCGTGAGATAGCGTCTCGTCTACCGATGCTGTTAGTTGCCGTCGGGACGGTGTGGTGAGCCAGTCCCACGCTGGATAGAAAACGTTTACGATGATACTCTTAGCGTGCCTTGGCGGTAACATGATGATTAACCGCTCTATTCGCTTATCGCTAACCGCTTCTAAATGCTCGCAAATTGCCTTGATATGCCAGTTGTCCATGAAAGGGGAAGCGTCGACGGTATTCCAGAAGTACTTTACGAACTCATAGAGGCTTTTTGGCAACCGTTCACGCAGAACTTGCCGTATAGCCTCTTTCCATTCGTCTTTGCTCATGGCTACGCTATTCAAGCTATACCTCTATTAAATAGTAAAGCGTTGGGTTGCCAACCGTTCTAATTGCCAGCACCTTTTCCCAGCCGTTACCGCAGTTTATTTCGTCATTAACCGTTGGGGCTTTTGAAAACGTAGCAATAATAACTGCTTTTGTAATTGGGCTATACGTTTGACTTAACAAAAACTTGCTTAATGAGCGATAGCCAAGCCCAGCAGTATCCTTGCTAGTGCTTTCCACGTCATCACCAGACGGTGAATAGGTCGGCGTTGTAACGCTCCGCAATACCGTTTTTACGCCGTTACGCTTAAGAATTGAAGCAACATTGCTATTCATGTTAAGTCCTTATCCATGCAGAGTAATTGCTAGCGTTGCTACAATCATTTAATCGCCCGACGTGTTCGCTAACGCTTGTCCCAGTGAATGAGAACGGTATCGGCGTATCGTCCTGTGGCTCGCTTGGGAGCTTTGGCATTGAGCCGTCCCGTTCCATATCTGAAAAAACACGCTGTAACGACTGGTATTTTTTCGCCATATCGCCCCACGTTACAGTTAGCCCTTCCACTTGCTCGCTTTGGGGCTTTGCGGAAGCCTTGGCAATCAAGGCAACACACAGAAAATTAAGCACCTTGCCCATGCTGTCGCCATACAATCGCAGGGCGTTGCTTATCTCAAAATCACTGAAAGTCTCAGGGCATTCAGTGTCCTGTAGCAGAAAACGGATTAAATCCTTGTGCGTGCCAAGTGATTCGCTATACATTATCCACCGCCTTAGCAGGTCTTCCACGTTTTTTGGGTGTTTCCGCTTGTTCTTGCTCTACAGGGGGTTGCTCTAATACCTGAACGTCCTCTTCCGTGGCTTGTTGGGCTTCCTGTTGCGGTGTTTCTAGGCTCGCCACGCCGTCTTGTTGGTATGGGTAGGGTAAGCCTTTGGCTCTGCATTCTTCGATAAGCACCCAGTCGTACCCCTCAAGCGGTTCGTTCTGCAAAGCGTCGTGATTTTGCAGGATTCGGAACTGGTCGTAAAAATAGGGCGTTGCACAGTGGGCAGGCAACCGTTGCCCCTTGTCAAACCCCATCATCGTTTTTTTTAAGTAAACACCCCGAAAAATAAGGGCTTCAAATCCGTTCATGTTTCAATCTCCTTTATGTTGTATAGTGTAATACTCTGGCACGCCTTCAATTATACCACCTTTGTAATGTGCTACAATGCTAACAGTATTCGGCAGTACACACACCCCATGCTTTTTAAGCTCCACCCGATTAACGGCGGTTAAATCGGCATGAGCCACGGCTGTAGCGATGCTAGCAGTTGGAGCTGTTACCTGTTTTGCGTAGGCTACTACCATTTGTAGCCCTTCAATGACTTCCTCGGCGTGTTCTGTCAAAAAATCAGCAGTCAGGTATTTGTTGTGTAGCACGGTTTCTAACTGCAAAAAATCAGCTGGCAACAGGCGGTATCCACTGTGTACGCCCATTGATAACAAATTTATAGCACTATTCCATTTCTGTAGTAACGTTTCGTTTTTTATGTACCCCACAAACTACCCTCCGCTGTGATGGTCGGCGTTTTCCTGCTTCTTGATACTCGCTTCAATTTGTGTAAGTTCTTCAATCGTTAGTTTTTTCAATGGGGAAGTATCCAGCTGTAGATTGCCCGATACTTCTGTTTTTGCGTCGACCTTGATGTT